AATCCACATACCAGCCACATCCACATCAGTTTTACAAAGGCTGGCGATACGGATTCGAAGTTTTTTAACATCCCATTACTAGGAGGAACAGATGAAGCAGGATCTACTCAAGATGTTAGCAAGTTGGGGAAGAGCCTTTCTAACTGCAGCCCTTGCACTTGTTGCTGCAGGAGAGACTGACCCAAAGAACATCGCCTACGCTGGTGCATTGGCAACGATTCCGCCAATCATGCGCTGGCTCAATCCTAAAGATGAAGGTTATGGGCTACGGTGACGGCGAGTGATTGGGCGGGACTCGTTCTCGCTATTGCCTCGACGTTTGCTATTTTTATTGGCGGTTTGCGTTATTTGGTTCGCGGTTGGTTGTGGACTCTTACGCCGAATGGTGGATCATCTCTCGCTGACCGATTGGCAAGAATAGAGACACGCCAAGAACAGATGATGGAACTTCTCAAGAAGTAAGGGACACTTATCCACATGGCAAGAAAAGCAACTAAGGCGTTAGAGGAGCAAGGCTACTCAAAACTCGAATCTTATTGCATCGGGTTACATGAGTATTTTAAGTCGTTGCGTAAATCCGGATTCAACGAAGATCAGGCTCTTTACATGCTATCGGTTGTAGACTCTTATCCTGGTTGGATCTTGCCAGATCCTATCGACCCAGAGCGGTTCGGTGATTATGAGGACGACGACGAGGACTAATGACAGTAAAACGAATTGCTTGGATCTCAGACATTCAAGCACCGTTCTTTCATGAAGCAGCAGTCAAGAATCTAGGCAAGTTTTTAAGGGCTTACAAGCCTCACCAAACTATCTGCATTGGTGATGAGATTGATCTACCTCAACTTGGAGGCTTTGCTCAACCATGGCAAGAGGTTGAAGGCAACATCGACGAGGATCGCAAACTCACTTTAGAGATTCTCGAATATCTTGGCGTTACTGACGTTGTTGGCTCCAATCATGGAGCGCGTGTTTACAAGTCTTTGTCTCGCAGATTACCGGCATTTATGAACCTGCCAGAGCTGCGCTATGACAAGTTTATGGGATACGACAAAGCCGGCATTAAGTACCATCCAAACGGTTTTGACTTTGCTCCAGGTTGGCACACTTGCCATGGAGACGCATTCCCATTATCAAACAAGCCTGGACAAACAGCCCTAAACGGTGCTATGCGTATGGGCAAATCAGTTGTATCAGGACATACCCATAGACTAGGGCTCAGCGCCCACTCAGAAGCCTCTGGAGGGCGTTATGGGCGCATTGTGTGGGGTGTTGAGGTAGGAAACCTCGTCGATCTTTCAAGCCCTGGAATGGGCTACACAAAGGGTTATGCCAACTGGCAGATGGGCTTTGTTGTAGGCACTTTGCATGGTAAGCGCTTCACGCCTGAGTTAATCCCAATCGATCCTAAAGATGGTTCGTTCATTTACCAAGGCAAGCGCTGGGGCTAAAGCGTTATCAAACCGTTATCAAAAGCGGCGTGTTTAGGGTTGATTTAGTCTGCCCTGCGTGAGACCGTAATCCATGTCAGACCCCAAACAACTGACACGGGAGCAAAAATGAAGCAAACACTAACAAATGAAATACTCGATACAGCTGTTGAATATGTCAATAACGGCTGGAAAGTCCTACCGCTAAAGCCAAACTCAAAAGATCCTCATTTTGACCTAATCAAGCGAGCATATCTTGATGCCTCAAATGACTTGGATGTAATCAAGTTTTGGCACAAGATGGATCCAAACATGAACATTGGCATCGCTTGTCAGCCATCAGGCTTGGTCGTCTTTGATGTCGATTTCCGTAATGGTGGAGAAATCATCGAGGAACTGACTCCGACCTTTACAGTCAAGACCGGTGATGGATTTCATTTCTATTACAAGGCACCAGTTGAGACACTATTCAAAGGCACATTACAAGACGGTATCGATATCAAATGGAAGGGTTATGTGGTAGCTGCTCCATCGATCCATCCAAACGGCAAGAAGTACGAGATCGTAAACAACATAAAACCACAAATCATCAATCATGATCTATTAGAAATGGGAGCAAAGTAAATGAGTTTTGAGATGCCAATAATTGTCTTATTACTAGCTGCAAATGTCCTCTGGTTTATCGTGGGTTGGGGCAAAGGCTTTACAGAGGGCAAGCGTGAAGGCGTTCTTGTTGGCAAGAACTTTCAGCGTGTGAGTGAAAATGCGCGCTAATGACATCCTTGACGAAGCAAAAGACCTCATTGCAGACAGAGGTAAAGATTACGGCTTGGCAGCTCTCAATCACCTTCGAATCGCCAAACTCTGGAGCGCCTACCTTGAACGCGACATCGAGCCTCACGAAGTCGCAATCTGTATGGCACTTGTCAAAGTCTCACGCCTACAAGAGACAAGCCAGCACGCAGACAGTTACAAAGACGGCGCAGCATACATTGCGCTCGCTGGACAGATTGCATCAACTGATTGGAGTGACCTTGACAGTTATTAAAGCTGCTCCTGGAGTTTGGTGCGATTACTGCAAAGTCCGATATGGCACTAACTCACCCCTAGGACAAAAGGGTGCCAGTTATACAGTTATTAGCAATCATCCACGAAGCCGAGGCACACGCCGTCATTACTGTAATAGCTGCGCCATCGAGGTGCAGACGTGGGCAGACGGTACAGTCTGGTCATTACCGGAGCAAACCGAGTATCTAATGAAACAAGAGGAGTTACCAAATGTCTAAAACGCCACCTGTTGAGGCTTTAATTAAACTCAAAAGAATGCAATCCATTATCAAAGAAACTCGACAGTTAGATTTTGAGTTTATCAAATTAGGTGCCGAATGCGCCACGATCTATGGCATCAGAGGAAATTACAAATTGGTTAAAGAACGGGAGAAGTGATGTTTAACCTAGCAAATTATGAAACAGTCGATGAGCGCTTAGAGAAGTTTTGGAAGGCTTATCCGGATGGTCGCATCGCGACAGAAATCGAGTTAATTACAGATGATCGATGCATTGTTAAAGCATACATATATAAGACTTTCCTTGATGGCGTTGCGTTTGCGACCGGGATCGCGGAGGAGAGAAGTACTGATCGCGGTGTTAATTCAACTAGTTTTGTGGAAAACTGCGAGAGCAGCGCGATTGGGCGAGCGCTTCACACGGGAGGCATCTCAAAGCATTCAGATGGCAAACCTCGTCCTTCCCGAGAGGAAATGGCAAAGGTCGAACGACTAAGCGCCAAGGACATTGCTAAAGCTAAGGAAGTGCCATCGTTTGCTACTAAGGAGGAGGCACTAGCTGCAGATCCTTGGACTAATGAGCCGATTTACGGCGATGTCTCAAAACGTGAATCAATTACCGTCAGCGCAGCCGAAGCAATCGCTTTAATCGAGGACACTTTAGGTATCCAAAACCATGAGGAATGTGAGCATGGAGTTATGAAATGGAAAGAGGGTGAAAAGAATGGGCGCGCTTGGGGTGGATTCTTCTGCCCAGGAGGAAACGTAGCACCTGCTCAAAATTGCCCTACTCGTTGGTATAACTTGGAGTCTAATGGCAAATGGGGCAAGCAGAAGGCGAGAGCATAATGGGATTCGTTGAAGTAAACATTAATGGTCAATGGATGAACCTTATGCACTTGACCTTGCGTTGCCAGTTATGTAACGAGGAGATCATTTTGGCTCATGTTGCTAAGGTTGAAAACGCTGATGCTCCAGTCAATGCAACTTGGACATGCAAGAAGTGCCACTCAATAAATGGCTAATCATCGCAAACATCGAGGCTACAGAACCCAAAAGGTTATAGCCGAGTATCTGAAACAGTTTTGGGCTTATGCCGATACCGCCGGTGCTGGTCGTCAGGGTGAGGACATTCTTAATATCCCAACGGTTAGCATCGAGGTAAAGGCTCGCTCAGACTTTCAGCCATTAGCCTGGATTAAACAGGCAGAAGCCAATAGCAACCATAAGTTACCTTTGGTAATCATGAGATGTAATGGGCAAGGAGAGGATGCGGGCGAATACTTGGCTTTTGCAAGAGTCAAGGATCTAATGCCAATCATCCATCAAGCTGCACCAAGTGATGAAATCCAGAGATGCACTCAATGCGGATCTTGGAACTTCGAAGGGAAGGACTGTCTACCATGCCGGTTTATGAGTACAAATGCGTAAAGTGCCAGATTGCAATGGAGATGGAAAGATCAATACACGAAGAGGCAGATCCAATCTGTTGCGGTGAGTCAATGAGCCGTGTTTATGGCACTTTTGGCATTACCTTTAAGGGAACAGGTTGGGGTAAAGACTAATGGCTTATGGTTATTCATATACCTGCGCTTGCGGTGTTACAGTAAATGCAGCTAGTGACAAAGGTTTAGAAACAATCCTTGAACGTCATTATAGGAACAGTCAAATACACAAACGTAAGATGCCACGATGAAACGACACGCCGAGACACGCCCAAGATTACGCGGGGTGCTTCCCATCGATGGTACGCTAACGGCGCAGAGCCCATCAAGGGCTCACCGCGACCCGCTGAGGCGGGTAGGTCGCGGGGTGCTAGTTGCTATTGGGATATCTCTGTTCTCACCCGCTTACGCGGTAGCACCAGTTGATGAAAAGCAATATGTTTCGATTAAAGAATATGCAGCTATCTTGGTAGATGATAAAAGCCAGATGATATGTTTAAGTAAGTTATACGGTAAAGAATCAGCATGGAATCCAGATGCTGTTAATGGATCACATTATGGAATACCACAAGGACGATCTATCTATCTAAAGACTGCACTACCAGAGCAACAGATTCAATGGGGATTGAAGTACATCGATAACAGATACGGTAGTCCTTGTGCAGCTTGGTCGTTCTTCCAAAAGAATAACTATCATTAATGGCTAAGCAATCAGCGTTAAGAGATGATGGATCAACAGCCTTATGGCGTAAGATCAGAGCAAGAGTATTAACAAGAGATCAACACACTTGCCAACGATGTGGCATGGAAGCCACTCATGTAGATCATGTGATACCAAGGCGCTTAGGAGGAGATGATTCAATGGATAACCTTCAAGCATTGTGCAAGAGATGCAATCTATCAAAGGGGGGTGGCTTTTTTGAGAGCGCTCCGACACCCATGACCCCCCTTGGATCTTTTGCCCCCAAAAACGGCTCAATAAGCCACTATCAGGAGAGTACCGACTAGATATGACTCAAAACCCTCAAAACGGCTTAGAACAGCCTCCTACGGCTTACCTAGGGGCGACAGAACCCCGCATACGGTCAAAACCGGTCGATTTACCGTCCCGCGGGCAGGAAATGATTGACTTTGTGGAGACTTTGGTCGATCCAGCCACCGGTGAGCACTTTAAACTGCTCCCTTGGCAGAAGCTGCTCGCTATGGAAATGCACCGCGTCAAGCCTGATGGGCGCTGGTACCATTCTGAGATAGGGGTGATTCTTAGCAGGCAGAATGGCAAAAGTACCTTCATGATGCTCCGTATTCTGGCTGGGATGTTCCTTTGGGGTGAGCGTTTACAGATCCATACTGCCCACAAACTCACAACCTCATCTGAAATATTTTGGAAAATAGACGAGATTATTCAGGCTAATGAACAACTTGTGACTCGGTTTGTTAAGAAGTACGAAACCAAGGGAAGCCAAGAGATCAAACTCAATGACGGCACTCGATACCTGGTAAGAGCCAACAACTCGGCATCGCGTGGAATTGCAGCGCCGGATGTAATTCATCTCGATGAGGTGCGTGAATACAAAGACGACGAAGTGTGGGCATCGCTTCGCTTTACTCAGATGAGTTCTAAAAATCCCATGGCGATTATGTACTCGAACGCGGGAGATCAACATTCTGTAATTCTTAACCGCATGAGAGAGCGCGGGTTAGCAGCTGCTGCTGGTGCGGATGATCCAATCGGTTGGTTTGAATGGTCTGCCGAGCCAGGGTGCGCGATTGACGACATGAAAGGATGGCAAGCAGCCAACCCAAGTTTAGGCTACACAATCCACATCGATAATTTGAAGGCAGCGATGTCGGATGATGAATCAATTATCCGTACGGAAATGCTTTGCCAATGGGTGAGCCAGATTAACCCAGCCATCAATCCGTCAAGTTGGACAGAGTGCGCGCATGAGGGTACGCTCGCTTTGGATCGGGA